CACGGCGAAGTTGAAGATTGTATTATCTTTGGTATCACCTGTATTACAGGCCGTCCAATCTTATTTCATGCAATTATGGAAAACGGTGCGATCTTTTATAGACTTCCAATTTCTGCGTTCATTCAAAGAGGATTTAAACCAGAGGATGTTCCTAGGTATAGACTGGATGAACTGGAGTTATGGAACTCTTTTAGTTATTATCCTGCTGTTACTTCTTGGGATATCTTAGACGGACAATCTGGTAAATATATAGGTAAAGATAAGAAATGGCATCCTGGTGCTTATCTTTTCACAGTTGACTTTGCACACCCAGAGAGTAATATACTAGATACTGATCATTCAGAAATTCCGCACGAACATAAGTGCGCTCACATACTTGCTTTAGACGATGGCAATTATGCGGCTCAGCCAAACAATAGATTAATATGGGACATACCATCTTTTACAGTTAAAGATGAAATTCCTGACTGGAAAGTCCAAACATCCGAATGGAATGTAGAGGACACTCGTAAATGGAAAACAGAAGATACTGACAAGTTCTTCTATGAAATTGAGGAGAAGAAACATGATTAAAAAAATTTGGAATAAGATTAAAGATCTTTGGAACAAATGGGTAGAATGGATGTTCAAAGGATTTTATAAATAATGAAACAAAAAAAACAAAGTAAACTAGATTGGTTTAAAAAAAATATTGTAATAGTTCCTGTTATAGCAGCTATCTTAGCGGGAACTTTTACATCAATTCGTTATGTCTTAAATTTAACGGATACGATTGAAGCAAATAAATCAACACTTACAGAAATTCACAGAGATATAAAAGATCTTAAAGAAAAAGTAACAGGAATACAAACAAGACTTTCAGCTGCCGAAGCTACATGGGAGATGGCAGAAAATTTATATAGACAATTAGCAGATCAAGTAAGGGAGCATGCATATGATATTAAGGATCTTAACCGTTAGTGTTTTATTCTTTCTGTTCTCTACAACAGCACAAGCACGAAACGAATATTTAAACAACGGCACAAACACATGTGCTCAAGGTGAGTTTTCAGTTTCTGTTGAACAAAGAGATGACCAGTACAACTATAATCATAATAGTCCTACTAATAATTATGAAGGAACTGATGATGATAGAATGTTAAGATTTACATACAGAAAATATTTAGGTTCGGCATGCACAGATGAATTTGTAGAAGAACAAGAAAAACAAATGAAGATTAAAACTCAATTAGAAGTTATTAAAGAGTGTAAAAGAGTACCTAGAATTAATCCTCCACCACCAGAATTTGCTGAATTAATTAATATGTGTATGAAAGTGGGTGTAATGTCAGCGTCTAGTTTTAATGGAGACAGGGATTTTGACCCTAAAGTAAGCTACTGGACTATACTTAAAAAGCAGTATTTGAAAGATAATCCAGATGTGGTAATAATGAAAGACCCAAGGTTAAAAAATGTCAAATAAACCTATGAAAATATCAGAGTCAGCTGCAGTGCAAATGCCAATGAAAACGGTAGCGTCATTAATTGTAATGGTTGCAATGGGTGTGTTTGCGTACACAGAAATTACAGGTAGGCTCACAAGCTTAGAGACATCAAGAGAGTTAATGGGTGCAGACTTATTGAAAAAAAGTGAGCAGTTGCCCGTAGACCAAGAACAGCTAATGTTGTTGGAGGATCTTTATAAGACCACTGAAAAAATAGAAATAAGAATTGAAGACATGATGCACAACAAAGTTAATATAGAATTTTTACAAAAACAAACTGAAAAATTATTAGAAGATGTAGAAGAATTAAAAGATAAAGTAAGAGCAAATGGAAGTGCACATTAGGTGATTTTTACCCGAGACCAAGAAAACAAAAAAATTTTAATCGACAACAAATATTTCAATTTTCAAACCATGATGGAATGGGAAAAACCTTACATGGAATTTTTAGTTGATAATTTAAAACCACATGGTCATGTTTTAGAAATTGGATATGGATTAGGATACAGTTTTAATAGAATACAAAAGCACGATATATCTTCACATACTCTTATTGAGTGTAATCAAACCGTTATAGATTCAATCAACAATAAAAATGTAAAGATTATTAAAGGATATTGGCAAGATGTTTTTAATCAACTTGATAAATATGATTGCATTTTTTTTGATGATGCCCCTAATGAAAAATACTCAAAAAAGAATAGATTTGATGAGTTTTTAATGAAAATACTAAGACACGTAAAATATAATACAAGATTAACATGGTACTGTGATCAATTTGACACAGATCTTTCTAATTATCCAGCTAAAATAGATTTAAAAAAATTTAATGTAAAAGTCCCAAAAAATTGTAAATACACTAAAGCAAAAGAGTATATGTTAGCTCCTGTTTTGTCATTTAAACACGTAGATCCATTAAAAATATCTTGATAAATCAACATCAATTTGTATAATTACTTATGAAAAAATTTCTTTCTAAACTTGTGGATAAGATAGAACAGTTATTATTAACCCTTATGGGATGGAAAAAATAAAATTTTTATGGAAATTGTAGTAGCCCTTTTAATGTTTGTAGACCACGAAATCAAAGAACACAGAATTCAACCGTCAATGAGTGTGTGTCTTAAAGGTAAGCGTGAGGCTTCGCGTCAGATTAGCGATAATATAGAGTATAAATGTATTAAAACTAAAGCTGAATTAGAAGACAATATTGATGGGACAAAATCTATCAAAAAGATAATATTGGAGTAATGCAAAAGCGCAATAAGAAACGCAATCCTATTGCACAACAATTAAGGCACTTTACTTCAAAGATAATAAAGAATAAAAAGAAGTATGACAGAAAAAAGATTCCACCACAGGATCTCAGCTGATATCGTAAACGGTGAATGTCCAACATGCGAGGAAAGCACTATGCTAGTAGGAATTACTAGGGATAGTTATAGATGTGTAAATTGTGGTGCGGATTTACATCAGCATATAAACGGAAAAATTAGCTACATACCTACATCTAATAATAGTGAAAAAAATTACGACATGTATTTAAAAGACTGGATGTAATGGTTAAACGAGCTCTTTTTGGAGTTAATTCATACGTAAAACGTACTAAACCTAAGATAGGAAGACACAAAAAACGTATGAACAAATCAGAAAAAAGAAGTTATAAACCTACACGAGGCCAAGGGCGCTAATGGAAAAGATTGTTATAATTACCCTGTTTACGTTAACGTTTACGGGGAAAGTTGAAATGCTTTCTTTTGAACTTCCCAGCAAACAAAGTTGTTCTTCTTGGTGGCATCAAAATATAAAACCGTTACCTATTAAAGAAAGACCTTTAAGTCAACGCAACTACCGATTGTATAAAGGACTACATGTAGTAGATTATAGATGTTCTGGACACTAATCATAACATTATTGTGGATAGATACTTGCATTTGGAACAATAATGCATTATATAGGATAAAAGAAAGGTAATATGAGATACACATACATAATAACAGATGAAGATAGTAAATCAGAAACAATTTATGCTATGAGTTTTAAAAAAATGTTAAAACAGCTCGATAAGAAAAAGACGTTCTGGGTCACCTACGAAAATAAGAAAGGAAATCCTCAGACAAAAGTGATAGTAAATGGGAAAGAACAAAAAAATATACACACCTAATGTTTATAACCAGTGGTTAGCATTATTTCGTAAAAATTTAGAGGAGAAGAAAAAACATGAAAGAGAAAAAAATAACCATAACAAGCAAAAACATAAGCCCAAAGCAGTGGTCTAATTTAATATTAGAACTTAATCTTTTAAAAAAAGCATGGGCTCCATATGCGACTTTAAGTTTACAAACGTTTGGGATAAACAAAGTCATATCACACGGCACACGAACGGTTGAAAAAGAAGACTAAAAATGTGCAAAACATTAATTGTATTGATCCTATTATTTGACGGGACTTTGATACAAAAGAAGCATGCCCTGCATAAAAGTATGACCGTGGAAGAATGCTCACAGATTGGGGACCAGTACAGAGAGAAGTTTGCTACGTATAATGATGCAGATAATATATGGGTCATGAACGACAAATCCGGCTCCTGGCAGGGTTTTATCTGTAAATAGGTGTCTCCCCCTTGACTTTAGCACAATTGCTCTTATATTAAGGGATAGGTGCCTTTAAGGGCCTATTTTATTAACTGTCTAAACAAGGAGGTTTTAAATGACATTCAATAAATTACCATCCATCTTTAAAAGATTCAGACCTGTTTCAATAGGTTTTGATGATGTTTTCGAAAATTTTGATAGACTTATGAGAGAGAGTTTTGACCAAGATAGCGGTTTTAATAACTTTCCCTATCACGATATCGTAAAAACTGGAGATACAACGTATAATATAGAAGTTGCTCTAGCTGGATATTCAAAAAATGAAATATCAGTGGAGTATGCAGATAACTTATTACGTATTACTTCTGAAAAACCTGAAGATGAAAATAAAAAAAGTACAATTCACCAAGGAATTTCAAAAAAATATTTCTCTAAAGTATTTTCTTTAGCTGATGAAGTAGAAATTAAAGGTGCTGAGTTTAAAGATGGATTGCTCAAAGTATCTTTAAAAAGAATTGTTCCAAAAGGAAAAGAACCAAGAAAGATTGCCATCAAGTAAATAATTATGTTCAACATTCAAGATATAATATTAAGAGTCCCTAATATGATGTCTGACGAAGAGTGTGAACTTTTAATTAATTATCATAAAGAATATGAGAAAGCATCTGTTTTAGAACATTGTGATGAAGCAAATACAGGGGTGGATACTGAATCTACTTTTAAGTGTTTAAGTCTCCCCCCTAAAAGTAAAGAACACGAACTCGTGCATAAAAAAACTAAAGCTATGATCGAAAACTGGTTGCTTCATTTAGACAAATTCAAAGCTTTTCATCTACCTTTGTTTTCTAAATGTTTAAACTTTTCTCATATGTATAGACTTTTAAAATATGAAAAAGGAGCAAAGATTCATCCACACTCTGACTTTTGTGATTATACCTATGCCAGCTGCACTTTTAATTTAAATGATGATTATACTGGCGGAGAATTTGGATTTTGGAATGGTCAACACACAGTTAAATTAAAAAAAGGAGAAGGAATGATTTGGCCCGCTGATTTTTTTTGGGTTCATGAAGTAAATCCTATTAAGACAGGAGTTCGTTATTCTACTAACTCTTTTATTCAATCTGTTGATACTGATCTTGTTCAAGAAATGAATGAACAAACTTATAGTAAAGCTCGTACACGTTCTTTAAATCATCCACAATATTTTTGGAATGAAGAAATAAAATAAAGACCTATCCTAAAGAGGGAAAAAATAAGGATAGGTTATTGTGGTGAGAATGTGTTGTCCTAACACAATTTGGCCATAATGTCAAGTAATATTAATTTCTCTACACTCAAAAGTAATAGATATCTTATGTAAATCAACTTCTTCTTTACCAATCTCTATTAACTTATCAGCTGAAGCTTTAAAACCTACCATACTGCAATCATATGCACTATCAAACTTAACAGGCCATTCAAATGGAGTCATACACTCATAGGTTGTAAGGCTACACATAGTTAAAATTAATATTATTTTCATGTTGACAATCCTTTTAAAAAATCCTATATAGTCATCATAAATAAATGAAAGGTACAGATGACTGACACAAGTAAATATAGAAATGTTTCTTTAACACATGGAACATACAAGACTTTAATCGCATTGTCGAAGGTATTATTGCCAGATGCAAAATTGTCTATAAGCAAAACCATTGAATCACTAGTTAACGAAAAATCTAAAAAGTTGAATGGTAAAATTAAAAAAGACTAGCGTTCATATAGCTACATGTCCCACGTGTCGTGGGAATGGCTATTTGAGAGTAACTAATCAAACTAACCCAACAGAAGAAGCAATACATCAATGCTGGGATTGTGATTCTGAAGGAGAATTTTATGTACATGAACCGAAAGATAATCAAGATAATGATGATAGTGACAACTCTACTATTGATAAGTTCTTGCACTAATAAACCTAAAGGAGATTTTAATCCAACGAGTACAATCGTTAGATTAGTATTTAATATTTATGGTCAGTGATGTAGATAGAGCTTACATAGCAGGGTTATTTGACGGTGAAGGTAGTGTTTATTACACTAGAAAGCCCGAGAGAAAGAAAAAGCATAAAGGAAATGGTTACAGGGTGTCTAACTCTATGCGTATTAGTATGGAGATCTCTATGACTGATCAATCTGTACTCGTTTGGTTACATGAAACTGTGGGTTGTGGGACATTAACTAAAAAACCTAGAAAAGGTTTAAGAAAAGATGGTACAAAATATTTAATGCAATGGAAATGGCGTTGTTCATTTAGAGATGCTTATTACGTGTCGTGTTTAATCAGACCTTGGTCGCATACAAAACTTGCACAAATACAAAAAATTATTCAACATTATAAAAAAGTTAGAAAAGAAACTAAGATTGTTAATATGGAAGAATATAAACTAATAAAAAAATTAGAAAGACATGGATAAAGAAAATCAACAAATAAGTTATCAAGTATTAACGTGGGGACCTTGTGTGGCTAAGATGAAAATTACCGACAGTTTCTATGACTTATTAGTAAAAGAAGCAGAAGCTTCTAAAGTAGAAGAATTAAATTACCAACACAGATTAGCTGGAGTTATTAAAAAAGAATTTAAATTTAGAAATCTAGAAATTTTAATGCCATATATGGGAGATCTTGTTAGACTCTATGATGGTATATGGGACAAATGGAGAAACTCTGAAAAACCTTCTGCACATAAATATTTAGTTAAAAGTATGTGGGTTAATTATCAAGGACCTGGAGAGTTTAATCCTCCTCATGATCATTCAGATGAATTATCTTTTGTAATATATTTAAAAGTTCCATCAGAAATTAAAAAAGAAAACTCAGAATTTAAAGGAAAAAGTTCAGGCCCTGGAGGTATTACTTTTCTTTATGGTGAAGGAGATCGTCAAGCTATTACTTATCAAGCACACTTTCCTGAAGAAAAAGATATATTTATTTTTCCTGCATGGCTTAAACACTTTGTTCTGCCTTTTAAATCAAACGTTGAAAGAGTTTCTGTTTCTGGAAATCTAACCCGTAATATTCCTTTTAAAGAAATGCATACTCCAGATCAAGTGGGTACATGTCCTAAGTGTAAAGGAAAGGGTAATACAACTTCCGAAAAAGGAAAAAGTTTATGTATACAATGTGACGGTAGTGGGGAGGTCATTCATCCTAAAAAATGAAAACAATACCTGATACAATAGATGATATAAAATACTTTTGGAAGAAAACTAAAGATATTTATTATAAATTTTTTGAACACTATGGCAGTAAGATGAGTGCCTATGGTTGGAATAAAAGATGGAAAAACAAAGAGAAAGGGACTGGCTATGGCTACGAAAAAAGATAAAGGTAAAAAGTGGGATGGACGATCACGTCCTGCAACTGAACTTTATAAAAAGAATTATAATGATATTTTTAAAAACCCTAAGATGAAGAAAAAGAAAGACGACTATTTTACTAGACCGAGTCTAGTTGAACTTATGGAAAAAGGAGTTAAAGAAGAATGAAAGTGGATCCTAAATATTTAGATATGTTACCGGCGCCAAAAAATTACAAGAACCGCCCAAAGCCTATTATTCAAAAGAATGTTTTAAGACCTATGGAATACAAACGCCTTTTTGACTTACTATTAAGTAATGGTCTCTTCCCTATATTTTATAATTGTGGCGTTGGTTACAAAGGAGAAAAAGACTTTTATTTTTTCCACAATATATTTGATGCTACACGAGGATGGGTAGGTGTTGAATCAGGCATTGAAGCCATTAGACCTATACTTGGAACAATGGATATTAAGGCTTTGCTTAGAATAAAAATTAATTTTTTTACTAAAACAGAGGAGATTCAAAAACATTCACCACACATAGATTTTCCATATGAATGTAAAACTGCTTTGTTCTACGTCAATGACAATGATGGGTATACCGGTTTTGCTGATGGGACAAAAATACCGAGTAAAGGTAATACTTTAGTGAATTTTGATGCTGGGATTCCTCACTACAGTACTACCTGTACAGATGAAAATTTAAGATGTAACATTAACATTAATTACTTTTAATAGTGCTTAAATACTTTATGAAAAAAAAAAAAATAAAAAAATCTAAATACTTTTTGTTAGCGGAGTGTATTTCCACTGACCAAGTACCAGCTGAACATATTGAAGAGTACTTTAAAGATAAAAAATTTAAAAAATTTTATTATGAAGAATATATTAATCCTTATGCTAGAAATGAAGAAGAAGATTTACCAACTTTACATTAATAATAGACCTACTATTGTTAGGACTTTAGTTTATACGGTTGGTCACTTTTGTATCGCGGCTGGAGTTATAATGGCCGTGGCTGATGTAACAATCTACGAGGCTATGACTGATGCGGTCGTTGAACCTTTACTTAATTCGATATGGTACTTTTGTTTAGATAAATGGTGGGCGAGTAAGAAATGAAGAAAAATAATAAATACACCTACGTCGAAGGAAAACAGCTCACGGACCACGGATCAGGGACCAGGGTTTATGAAATAGAAGGGGCTAGACTTCCTTCAGTAACTACGATATTAGGGGCCACCAAAGATAAACAATTTTTAAAAGACTGGAAGGCCAAAGTTGGAGAAGCAGAAGCAGAGAGAATCAAGAATCATTCTAGTGCACGAGGGACACTTGTCCACAAGTTCATGGAACATCATGTTCTCGGAACTGGCTACGATGATCTTACGCAACTCGGACAACAGGCGAAAGCCATGGCCGAAAAAATTATTGAAGTGGGCCTTACGCCAGTGGAAGAATACTTTGGCTCGGAAGTCATGCTCAAATATAGTGGTCTTTTTGCTGGTAGCTGCGACCTTGTTTGTAAGCACGATGGTTTCGAATCTGTTGTAGATTTTAAACAAAGTAATCGTCCAAAGAGAGAAGAATGGGTGACTGATTACAAATTACAATGTGCAATGTATGCACTAGCCCATGATGATCAACATAAAAGCAACATAGAACAATGTGTTATTATGATGGTTACACCGGATCTATACTATCAAGAGTGGAAGTTAAAAGGCAACGAACTACGACACTATAAACACGAAGCTTTAAAAAGAATAGATAGATTCTATGAAATGAAGAAAGATGAGAAAGAAAACGCGAAAGTAGAAATAAAGGAACAAGATTTTTTAGAAAGAGCAGAACAAGAGAAGAAGGAATTAGAAGAATCTTATAAAGAATCATTAAGACAAGCAAACGAAAGGAAATTTAATGAACAATAATAATAATAAAATAAAATGCCCTACCTGTATAGGTAACGGCTTTTACAGGGTGCCTTATGCAGAGGCAGAAGAAGAAGTTCACGCAAGATGTGAAGATTGCGACGGCAAAGGAAAGATAGCTGTAGATGCTCTCACACCTGAGGAACTAAGATGGAAGGGGGTTATATAGTCAATGAAAAAGAATAGAATAGGTAAAGTTTTTTTAAAAGGAGCAAATATTACATTTAAAAGTGTATTAGCAGTTATGTTAATTGCTTCTTGTTTAGTTTTATTAAACTCATGTACTTATAGTGTAAAAGTGGGAAAAAAATGTACACCAGGTAGCACAGAGTGGAGCTACTTATGGTTTATGAAAGGTGAGTCTGATGTTAGCAAAGAAAATTGCGAATAAGGTAGGAAGTTTAGATAACTTTTTTAAATGGGTTAAGGGGACTAACTTAATTGAGTTAGATTCCATAGACATTACAGAAGATCCAGTAAGACCGGAGCTGTCGCTCGAGTTTAGGAAAAGCTACGATAGAAAGATATATGGCTTAGAATTTAATAAAGAAATAGAAGGAATTATATGTGTGGCATTTACTAATGATATACCTAAGACTGTTAAGGAATTAGATCTTATGTCTCAGAATGCACACTTTAAACAAAACGCTGACACAGCTGTAGCTTACACCGTTTGGTCTAGAAAGCGTGGGGCTGGTAAAGAGATTTTACAGAAGACTACAGAATTTGTTAAAGGGAAAGAAGATATTAAGAGGTTGGTAACGCTATCGCCATTGACCCCAATGGCTACGCATTTCCATATACGAAACAAAGCTAAGCTAATTAGTATAAACCCAACAACTCAAAACTTTGAATACAGGCTATAATGTGGCTAAAATGTGTTCAAAATATGGCTTTTAAATGCAAATTATAGCGTGTAATTCAGTACCCATTGCAACTGTTAACGCGGGTCCTTTACTTAATGAGAAAGAATTAGCCTTTCTTAAAAATCAAAATATGCAAATTGGTGGTGATAATAAAGCTGATGTGTCAATAGATTCTAATCTACTTTATCTACCTGAGATGGAGAGAGTTAGGAATATCATTGATGGTTATGCTGAGCAATATATGAAAAATGTTTTAGAGTTAAATAATGAAATATATCCTTGTCAAAGTTGGATAGCTAGATCTAAAGCAGGTGATAGTCATCCCCAGCACGCGCACAAAGGATGTTTATTTAGTGCGGTGTATTATGTTTATGGAAAAGGTAGGTTAAGCTTTAATTTTCTTAGAAGCAGAATTAATGAACAAATGAATTTTAGTTTTGACATTATTAGACCCAATGATTTTAACTCCGACATACACCATTTTAATACTTATCCCGGTTTTTTAATATTCTTTCCAGGGCACATCTTACACGAAGGAAAAGACGTTGTAGAAGATAAAATGATTTTAGGGGCTAATTATTTTGTTAAAGGTTTTATAGGGGAAACTTCAGATCAAGTTGATAGATTAAAAATCAAACCTTATTAGTGTTGCATTTTTGCAACACCTATCCAATGTATAGGGATCTAAAAAAAAATAAAAAATAAAAATAAAAACATTGAAAAAAAAGTGTCTTTTTGTCTTTTTCGTCTAGAAGCATTGATTTTATTGACTTTAGGGTAGACACTAGGGTAGACACTTTTTGAAAAAAGAGACACTAAATAATGTCTACCTAAAAGTGAGCAATACCAACAAAAAGTTAAAAATACCGCATAAAACAGCATAGGATTGCCTATGCGCGAAGCAATTCAATTTCTATCTAATTCTAATTCTTTTAAGATCCCTATACATTTTTCAAGGTATGGGTTATACAGGGTAATGCCTAGGAAGAGAAGAAAAAGAATCACAACTCAAACAACTCCTGATATACCTTTTCCAAAAGTCAGAGTGGAGTGGGTCGACGCTATGAGTGACTCAGGCTGGGCCAATGAGAAAGAATTTACTAAAATGAAATTAGCCTATCCAATTAATGAAGGTTGGTTATATTCTAAAGACAACAAAGCAATTAAATTGTTTGCTTCTTTTGATAAAGAGGATGATGGTTCGTTTAGTTTTGGGGATCGGACGATGATACCTCGTCAGTGGGTTCGGAAGATTCAGAAGATTTAGGTGCTTCAATCGCTTCACCTTCAACAGTCGTTGCATTTAAAAGAGGAGCGTAGTCGTCTAAGATTTGTTTCATTTTTGCTTCTAATTGTTCTTCTGTTAGGTCCTCTAATTTACCTGTCTTTATTATTTTTCTGTCTATGTATAATCCTGCTGCCTTGCCACGAGATACTTCAGCGTTTACAGCGGATGAGAAAGATCCTTTTTTTAAAGCTGCTGTCTTAATTCTGTCTAATTCTGCCACGTGTTTGGCATAAGTAACTTCATGTTTCTGCAATCTTTCTTCTTGTAGTTTTCCAATGTACTGAACTACTAATGGTGAGTGTCTAGGATTGGTTAATTCTGATCCTTCTACGGGTGCTCTTTTGGGACTATAGCCCGCAGCTATAGCTGACTCTGTTTTAGACATAGGTCCATCAGTTCCACCGAATACTAAATACTCGGCAAATCTTTTTTGCATTTCAGTTAATCTTTTTGGAAGACCCATTTTTTCTACCTATACTGTATCCTATTAAAAAACTACAACCCATTACTGAGAGTATTGCTAACAGGTGCCATACTAAAAAATTCATAATTTTGTAGGGATAGAGCAAGGCTACTTTGTGATTTCTCTTGATACCCCATATTGACAATTTAAGGTAAGTATCCTATATTGTCAATATGAATGATACGAAAGAAGACAGAGGAGAACTTGATTTAACCCTCTTGATTGAAAAGCACCAGAAAGAGATCTGGGATTATAAACAACGTGAATCTGAATGGATTAGAACCGATAATCTACTCAAAGGCGCTTATAAAATTGTAGATGATATGACTGCTAAAATTGTAAAGCAGCAGAAAAGAATAGATGAACTTGAATTTAATAATAAGGTTTACAAGGAAGAATTACAAAAGGTTCTTGCGAAAGAACAAAAATGAGAGTAAGAGATCTACAAGAATTCCTTTCTACTTTTACCGCTAGTAATAAGGCAGGCACAAGGCAAGGTAATGCTGTTAGTGATGCTGTAATATATGTTGAAGTGAATGGTCATTTACACGAAATTAAAAAAATGGAAGTACAAGAGAACAGTCAAACTATATTTGGGTTACATAAAAACCATCATTCGCACCGTCTTGTTATGAAAACAGCAGAGGCGTCTAATATAATTTTACCGGATAAATTGCGTACGCCGGGCGCATAATGAGTGACGACATTACCCCGAAAACTTCATGGGTCCAGAAGCTAAATTTTACAAACAAATTAAAAGAAATTTTAAGGAACTTTCCCTTATCAGGATTGAAAACACTAGCTTACTCGGGACTCCTGATTTATTGGTCTATAATACTTCTGGGCACTTTTGCACTATAGAGCTTAAGGTAACGAAGAGTAAAAAAATTCGTTTTTCACCACACCAAATTGCGTTCCATACACGTCATCCTAACAATACTTTTATCATGGTAAAGGCCCTCGGTCCTTTACCAAAGAAAACTTCTTCAGTTTTCTTGTACCGTGGTTCGAGGATCAAGGAGCTTGTTGCTTGTGGCTTGGAGCTTGAACCTGACTGCTTGGGACTGACGGCTTGTGGCTTGTGCCTCCAGAACCTGAACTAGGTTCTGGTTTACAACCTGAGGTTGTGCGCTTGAGCCTTGGAGCTTGAGCCTTGAAACTTGGGCCTTGAATCATTTTTCCGCCGAACCGGTTTCCCGGTTCGGGGTTCCACTAACAGGAATTTTTTGGGCTGCTCGAAGCTTACCGCTGCTAAAGAATGGTTTGCGTCCAATCGGGTAACCGTTGGCCACGCACCACTCTTCATGAATCACTTTGATTAGGTTGTAGTACTTACGCTTAGCAGCCATACATGTCCTCGCAATACTCATCCAGCCCCAGGTTGTCAGTGAAGGGCACGTTCACGCGGTCCCAGCCCCAATATCCTTGGACCTCCATCGTGTTCAAGTTTACCCATATCGTTGGGCCACCGCCTGCTACTAGTAACTCTGCTCCCATGTAACGCTTCTTCCGGTCTACTAAATAATGTATGTCGTAGACGTCTTCCATGAAGCGGCCAGCCTCAAGGATCACCTCACACTTACTATCATAATCTGAAAGGCGTTCTGTCTTGCCTGAAGTTATTTCTTCTGCAATGCTCTTACACATTCTGCGAAGCTGCTGCTTACAGGTCTCTCTTCGTCCTTCTTTGTCTCTAACTGTTTTGATTCTTTCTTTTACTACTTGCATGTTTCTCCTCTTGGTTTTGTTAGTGTGTATCTAAATGATCCATTCATAGGCATGATCATATACTCATCGACCCATTGATAATTCTTAAACTTTTTATTGTGCGCGATGATGGCGTCATATTCGTCTTTGCCTTCAACTTCTATAAAAGTTTTTCTTAACTCAGCCTGGTCGATTTCTTTGTCTTTGTACTTTGTTATGCCGATCTTATATTTCATCTTTCTCCTTTGTTAGTGTTCATCCTACAATCTCCCTTAATCATTGTCAAGCGCTATTTTAAAATACAACCTCAGGTTGTGCGCGGCCTTCGGCCGCTTGTTGCTTGTTGCTTGTGCTTGTTGCTTGTGCCTTGGTTCATGGTGCTTGGGCCTCCTACCATCTAGATAAATTTCGCGACCATTTTTTTGCTATCCGCTTGCGGCTGGAATCTTGGACCCTGAGATCTTTCTTTGTTCCGGAGTCTTTACCGTCTATTTTAATAATAGGCCCGTAAGATCTCCACTGACGTGACAAGATCCGAAGCTCCGCTTCTAAAGAGCGAAGCTGCCCCTGGGATGCATTCTTGATATCTAAATTAATTCTAATCATGTTTCTCTCCTATTATGTTCCAATATTTATATTGCTCTTCGTTAAAAAACTCCTCACATGATTTTAGATAATCAGCTGGTAAGTCCGCATGATCATCTGTGAAGTATGGGAACAAGTCGTTATGGTCTATTTTCTTTTTCATGTTTCTCTCCTTTATCATTCAATTGTGTCAAGCTTGTGACTTGGTCAAGCTCACGCATTTTATCTGGGTGAGCACCAGCAAGGTTGCGAACCTACCCACTTGACCTTGGTCAAGGCGCGATCTCTCACGCTTACCCTTGACCCCAGATCACAGGACGCCGTCGGCTTATTAATACTTACCAACCTGTGATCAGGGCTCAAGTTTGGCCAAGCAAAGTTAACTAGTTAACCGCACTCCGTTTCATATAACTCACGGACGAGTGTTGCTTGACCCCAGATCCCTGTATGACAAGCATTAGCAGAGATCAGGGTTCAAGCCTGTCGCTTGATGGTGTTCACTTTGGACTAAAACATACCACTACTAACACCATCTACGGGTCAAGGGCAATTGCCCTTAACATATTGCCCTTGACCCCAGATCCCACTTATCTTAGACCGATACCCGAAGGTTCATCTTACGAGCGAGATCAGGGCTCAAGTTTTAATTCATCTGTTTATACTCTCTTTTGCTTTTCGCTTGTGAGTTGCAAACTCTATCATACTCATCAATATAATGTTCTGTTATAATTTGTTTTGAATATGGAAAGTTTTCAATCTTACGATTAATTGCGTCTATTCTTTTGCTTTGCCAGTTTTTTTTATTTGTTTTCATATTGTTAATATAGCACTTGACAACTACTTTGTCAAGTAGTATATAGGACTAATTATAAACACTAACAAGAAAGATATAATATGAATAAGAAAAAAGGAACAGAACTCAAACTGCACCAAAGAGAGCATTTTGAGAGGAAGATAGAAAAGAGGTTAAAACCTGAGATTGAAAGGGAAGAACTTCGTATCAAGACTACTATTCAAAGTATCTTGGGTAAAGGTCAGAAGAACTTTGCTAAAAAGATTGGTGCAGATAAAGTTATATCAGCACTTGAAAAGGCAGAGGACAACTTAAGAACTGCGTCAAGGAACGCATATATATTCTTTGATAAAGAGGCAGGGAAAACTCTACCTTATAATAAAGTTAAAGACTATAAATTTAGTAGAGATGATAAGAACAGCATATCTGTTAAAGATTGTAGAGAGCAACTTGATAAATGGGCAGAAGTCCAAGCCCAACAACTTGCAGAGAAAACTCCTCAGGGTCAGAGGTTGGCTTATCTTAGAGCATTACAAGAGAAAGCAGAAGATTTAGTTAAAGAGGCGTCTATATCAGATGAACTAACTCAATCACTGGATAACCTATTCCAAATGGTTGGCGTGAGTTGGGAAAGAAATCTTCCTCAACTGCCGAGAAAATAGGGTATTGACATATGAGGGATTATAGACTATAATCCCTCATATTATAAATACTAACGGAAAGATATAAAATGAAAACAAACGACCTAAAAAACCAACTACACGAGATGAATAGTATTATGGTATCATCAATGGATTATGCTACAGCAACTTGTTTAAAAAATTGTGCTTTAGACATAATTCAAATTATGAAAGATGAGTTGGCAACGGAGGGCAAACAAGATTCTGATAAGAGCAATAGAAGAATGTTTGTTAATATCTCTAGCAAAATTGCTGACTTGGCTAAATCATACCAAAAACAAGCCAAAGAAATAGAAGAAAGAACCAAAGATTAAGGTTGACATATCTGGGATTATGAACTATAATCCCAGATATAAATGCTAACAGAAAGAAATAAAATGGACACACTCGACAAAATGCCAAGTTCGTTTTTTATAACTTACTTCGCAAAGACACACAAAGGTGAGCAGTACCCTAACGGAGGAAAAATCATCACTAGAAAAGCACAAGAGCCAAACCCTAAAGGTACAGCAGGTAGAATCTTCACAGATAAAAATGGAACAGACAGATATATCTACTGGGACTTAGAGGCAAGAGATGAAAAAACAAATGCTTTAGGGGCTTGGAGACACGCAACTGGTAAATGGAATATTAAAACAAATGATTAATGTTCTTATAAGTTTAGGGCTAGAATTTTGGATTGGGGCTTTCGCCTCAATCCTAATTCTTTATTTTTATATTTAACACTAACAAGAAAGGCACAATGACAAATGTAGAAGTAAAATCAATCATAGCAAGGGTTGAAGATATGACAACAGCAGATTTTAATTTGTTGTTGGAAGATGAAACATTTAAAAATATGTTTTCATTATTAACAAAAGGTGAAAACGCTGATCTTAAAAGTATAAGCAAAAGATTAAGCGATTACGCAAATGAAAACTTAATATAATAAATAGTTGTATGCAATAATTGCATACAACCACAGGTTGTGCGCCCCCTTCGGGGGCGCTATACATAGTGTCAAGCATAATCCTAGACTCTATGTCCAAAATGGGTCTGGGCTTCGCCCCATACAACCACAGGTTGCATTGCCTTAATTTTGCCACAATTCGCGCCCTTCGGGCGCCCTCATTTTCTGTTGGGTCGACCGACCTCCGCTAGCGCGGAGGTCGGTCTTTTTTTTCCATATCAATAGAGGTACCAGCACGGGTTGCATTTTTTTTGGATCACGGAACATCGACCCCCTTAATATAAAAAGGAGTCTCACAACCTCAGGTTGTATCGCTTGATTTAGAAAGACAATGGTGCTAAAAAACTTCTTTAACACCTTATAGGGGTGCAAAAAAATTTTAAAAATTTTTTATGATTTTTGACGCTTACGAAATAGATAACAGAATAAAACCTAATACATACATAGTTCATACTGAAGGTGGTTATCATATGTTTCACCATAGGTGTTCTAAGGATAAGTATTTAAACCCTTTGTATAGAGAAAAAATTTGGCCATATGTAGAAGACAAAAATAGAATTATATGGCCGGGCCTTACCAAAAAAGATCCGTATCCTCGTTTACATCTCACACCGAGGATTAAGAAAAGAACTGAAACAGGAAACATTAAAAATATTTTTATTTATATGCATCAATTAATTGGGTCTCTTCATAAAAAGAAAAATACTGAAGATGTGGTTAATCATATTAATGGGAATCCGGTAGATTACAGACTTAAAAATTTAGAATATGTGTCTTTTGCTAAAAATGCAGAAGGTGTTGAAAGAAAAAGAATAAACTATAACGAAATTTATGATACTTATTTAACAAGAGGTTTTAAAAACGTATATGAATTTAGATAATATAGATATAAGTAAATTACCTGCTGAAGTTAGAAAGCAACTCTTACAGTTACAAGTAATGGTAGCTGAAAAGAAAATTAAGAATCGTGCTAAAGATGACTTCATGTCCTTTGTCAAAGCTGTGTGGCCCGAGTTTATAGAAGGTCCGCACCATAGAGTTATAGCTAAAAAGTTTAATGACCTTGCAACTGGAAAAATTACACGACTAATTGTTAACATGCCACCTAGACACACTAAGTCTGAGTTTGCAAGTTACTTGCTACCAGCATGGATGGTGGGCCGTGAGCCAAGATTAAAGATTATTCAAGCAACACACACGGGAGAATTAGCAGTAAGGTTTGGTCGTAAAGCAAAAACACTCATTGACAGTCCAGATTATGCAAAAATTTTTGACACAAGACTTCGAGAAGACAGTCAGGCTGCAGGAAGATGGGAAACGGCACAAGGTGGAGAGTATTTCGCAGCTGGTGTAGGTGGAGCTATTACCGGTCGAGGTGCTGATCTTCTAATTATTGACGATCCACACTCGGAACAAGACGCAATGTCAGCTAGCGCCTTTGAAAATGCGTATGAATGGTACACATCTGGTCCAAGACAACGTCTTCAACCAGGAGCTAAGATTGTTTTAGTTATGACGCGTTGGTCAAAAAAGGATTTAACAGGAATTTTACTCAATAATCAAAAAGATATTAAGGGTGATCAGTGGGAAGTGGTTGAATTCCCAGCAATCATGGACCACGGAACTAAAAAAGAACCGGTTTGGCCACAATATTGGAAGATGGATGAACTTGAGAAGGTAAAAGCAACACTTCCAGTTGGAAAATGGAACGCACAATGGATGCAAAAGCCAACTTCTGAAGAAGGAGCCATTATAAAACGTGAATGGTGGCGAAAATGGGACAAAGATTGGTTGCCAGACTGTTATTACGTTATTCAATCGCTAGATACAGCTTTTTTAAAGAAAGAAACCGCCGATTACTCGGCAATTACCACTTGGGGAGTGTTTTATCCAAATGAAGACTCAAAACCAAACTTAATTTTGCTTGATGCCATCAAAGAACGTTATGAATTTCCAGAATTACGAAGAGTTGCACTTGATCAATATAAATATTGGAATCCTGACATGGTTGTAGTTGAACAGAAGGCTTCAGGAACTCCATTAACTCACGAACTTCGTCAAATGGACATTCCAGTAATGACCTTTACTCCTAGTCGAGGAAATGATAAACATGTTAGAGTAAATTCATGCGCACCGTTATTTGAAGCAGGAATAATATGGGCTCCAGATAGAAAGTTCGCAGAAGAAGTCGTTGAGGAATGTGCTTCGTTTCCTTACGGCGATCATGACGATTTAGTCGATTCTATGACTATGGCGGTCATGCGATTCAGGCAGGGAGGCTTCCTAACCCATCCAGAAGATTATGAAGATGAGAAAAAAGAACCTAGGAAGATGGAGTATTACTAATGGATAAAATATTTAAACTTATAAGGGCATTTCAAAAAGCAAATGGTAGATCTCCTACTCCTAGCGAATTAGCACAATTAAAAAAACAAGCAGGTGCCATTCCTGAAAGAGGAAAATTTTTACAGTTTCCTCCAGGGGGTAAAGGAGGAAAAGGTCCAACTAACATAATGGAAGAGGTGGTTGATGAGCAAGGGAATTATATTGGAAATAGAAAAGCAGAAGAAATGGGTCTTGGAAGTCTTCGTGAAAGTTTTACTAAAAAATACCCACCACACAAAGTTAGTGATAAATTAGGATTTAGACGAAAAGAATATCCAGCAGGTGTAGAACCAGGAAGCAGATTTGCTAAAGCTATTGATGAGTCAGATGCAATTCAAGAATCAAAACTTAAATTAAGAATGGAAAGACAAAATAAGGAAACAGCTGAGAGAATAAGAAATAAAAAACAAATGACTGATAAAGAGGTTAAAGACTTCGCAGATGAATTTGGTATAGATCCATCAGCAGAAGAATATAATTGGGATGGCACCCTTGGTGATGCAAAAAAACTTTTAAAATCTATGAAGGATGAAGAAGCTTACATGTTTCAACAATACAAAGCAGGTAGACTAGATCCTAAACCAGGGGAATCAGGTAGAAAAGAATTTTTACAAAAGAAAATGCAAGAAATGGAAATGAGTGGTGATAAAAGATTAATGACTCAAGATGAGATAGAGGAGTTAATAGGTTTAGAAGACTTTGCATCAGGCGGCAGAGCTGGTTTTAGTAATGGTAGTTCTCAACAAAGATTGGCGGGCATAACGGCTCTGCAACCTCTGGAAGCAAGAGCTAGAACAGAAAATACTTCTGAAAAAATTTTTAATAAACTACTTGAAGTTGCTAAAACTTTAGAATCCGAAGAACAGAAATATATGTACGAATTTGTTATTCCCAAGACTTTAATGAAACTATCAGCTGATGTAGGCACGAAAGAATCACAAGCAATAAGAAATTTTTTAGCGGAGAACCCAGATCTTACCAAAGTTGATCTTAGTAATATTCCTCTTAAGTTTAACGATAACACCCATCTTAAAACAATGTTAGAGATTCCACTTCCTTCTAACATAAAAGCAAAGGTTACTGCAGACTCTTCTATGACTGGAAGTGATTTAGATAAAATAGAACTAACCTCAAAAAATTTAGACATTGAATATGATAAGAAAAAAAATGAAATAGCTAGTGATTTAAATTTTGATATAGGTCAGGGAGATATAAATCTTTCTAACGTCAATTATTTAAATGACAACACTAATGCCTCTAGGTTAGATGTTAAATACCCTTTCAAAGCAGGAAATTTAAAAGCTAGAGTTAATGCAGAAGATGGCAACATTTATAGAGGGCAAATTGGATACGCAGATGACAAACAAGGTTTAAATTTTTTTCTTAATGAAGACACAGCTCCTTCTATTTCAGCGTATAGAGATTTTGATAATAATATTGGTCTAGATGCGGATCTTTCTTTAGACAAAGAAGACTTAAATCAAATTGGTGTTAGATATCAACCAGATAACAATCTTAATCTATTTGCTAAGCAAGATATTGGTGAAGGAGGAACCACTATAGGTGGAGACTATATTCTTTTCGATACTAAAGATGATGTAGGAAATAAATCTCGTTTTGATATTGGTGCACGGGCAGATTTAGATGGAGAAAAGAATGCGTATTTTAGATATGTAAAAAATTTCGGATTAAAAGAACCTGGTCTTCAATTTCAAACAAACAATCCCGACGAAGCTATAGATTTTCTTTCAAGTAAAAAGAATTTTTTTAATTCAGGCGGAAGAGCTGGTTTTTATTTTGGTGGTGATGTTAAACCAGACATGTCTGACATTGGACATGGTTCAGATTCTTTGATGGCTAGAACAAGATTAGTTTCACCAAATGGTATGGCAACGACTTCAACTGGATTAAATTACTTATTAGCAGAGGATAATGACAATATCAGAATTCCTTATGCCAAAGGCGGCGTAGCTAAAATTTTAAAAGAATAAGTATGGATATTAAAGAATACGCACAAATGATGAAGTATCTTACTCGTCCTCAGGAACCAGCCATTGGCGGCAGGATTGGTTTTGGTAAAGGAGGAGCAGCTAAGGTATATGATTATTTAGAGTCTCTACCTAAAGGAACAGAAATAGATTTAAATTTTGTCAGAGACTATGTTGAAAAAAATAATATAGATGCTGACGCCGATAATGTATTTAAAAATTTCTATGAGATAGATAGAAAACAAAAAGCTGCATCTGGGAATATAACTTTTAAACACGGAGAACAGAGAAGAAAACAACTACAAACAATAAAAAATAAATTAGTTTTTAAAAAATTAAAAGAATTTATTCCGGCTACTAAAGAAAATTTAGAGAAACTAGATAATTTAATTAAAAATACAGACTTAAACATAGAGCAAATAGGAAAAGAATTAGGTTTTAAAAACCCAAAAAGTCTTAAGTTTGCACCCACAAGCAAAAATGTTTTAGTAAAAGAATACATTAAAAAATATGGTAATCTACCTGAAGGTAGATTTAAAATAGGAAAATTAACACCTGATTCTGAAATAGTTAAACAAGCCATAAAATTAAAAGAAACACCTTTAAGCACAAGACAAGTTGCTAGAGAACTTGGTGTTACTCAAAGCGCTGTGGTTAACTATTTTAGAGCTGGAGACAGAGAGGACCTTGTAGGAGAGGTGCCGGTTAAAAAAGAAGGAACACCAGTAGATCGTAAGAAAAAAGCTAGAATGGAAAATATAGCGGAGGGAGAAAAATTTGCATCTAAAGCAGATAAAGCTTTCAATAAAGCAGAGGATTTACGTGTTCAAAAAATTAATTCTTTTTTAAAAAACAATTCTGATCTATTAGCTAATAATCAAAAGTTTATTAATCTAGTTAACTTAAAATTAGATGGAAAAGGTAATATTATATCAAAAAATAAAAGCCCTGAAGTAATAGCAAAACTTCTAAAGGAGGATAGACTTTTTGAAAGAGATCATATTTCTTCTGTTGCAAAAAGAAAAAGAAATATGCAATTTCCTGTTAACTTTCAAATGGCTCCAAAAAACATTAATCAAGGATTTTTTGGCGCTGTTGAAGCCTATGTTAATAGACCTGATGCAGACCCTGAAAAAATAAAAAAAATATCTAAGGTGTTAGATCAATACGATCTTCGAATATCTACGAATAAAGGAATTATCGGTGCAAAACCAATACCAGCTAGTCAAGTCATAGATAGAAATTTAAAATCATTAGGTTTATCTACTGATATTGGTAAGCCATCAAAACCCGTAGTTTTAGGATCTACTTTTGCAAACGTTGATAAAGAAATGTTAGATTTTAGAAAATTACCTGGTGATTTAAAAAACATTACTCGTAGTACTATAGAAGCAGCCCAGGCTGCAGGCAAGTCCCCTGCATTTATTAACGCTTTGAAAAAAGCAAAAGCCGTTGGAAAATTTACGAAAGCAACTGCTGCGCCTTTTTTAGTGACTGAACCACTTTTTGGAGAATATGGATATATGATGGGAGAATCTCCAGAGAGACTATTGGGAGATGCTACATTGGGTTTAGCAGGAGAAACTGGAGAAGAGGAAATAAGAAAAGCGACGGGTGAAAGAGGTTATGCAACTCAAGAACTAGATACACGTGGTTCTCAGTTAGAAGGAATTGAATCTGCATACAATGCTTTGAATGATGAAAATGATCCAAGAGGAGAACAACGAGAAATGTTTGAAAATTTATATGGAAGTATTAGAAACAAATATGATAAAGCATATGATGTGTTTGTAGACGATCAAGGGCAATTTGATAAAGATTTATATAATCAAGCTATTAATAACTACACTGCAGGGTTAATTCAAATAGATAAATTTAAAAAATTAAAACAAGCTGAACGAGCAGAAGCAGCTGGAGGACTTGAGGGTGTACTTCAAGACAAAGAAATTAGAGACATAAGAGGTTATGCAGAAGGAGGTATTACAAGTTTAAATGTTAAAAAAAAATAAACCTAAAAAGAACCCAACTCTTGCTAAAAACAATACAAGCTTTAAATGGTGGGCAGTACCACCTAAAAAAGGACCTTTATCACAAGGGTTGAATATTAGTTCAAAAAAGAGTAAGAAGGCATAGGAGAAAATTATGGCAGACATAGATAAGTCTCTCCCAAATACTAAGAACCCAGAGGAAGTTGCAGAAGGGGTTAGTATTGAGGAGATTCAAGAAACACCCAAAGGACCAGTAGAAGTTACAGAAGACGAATCAGGAGCATTAATTGATTTTGATCCAACGGCACTTAAAATGCCTGAAGGTGGAGATCATTTTGCTAACCTTGCAGATTTTCTTCCAGAAGATGAGACTGGAGTTATCGGCAATCAATTACAAAACGATTATCAAGAGTATAAAGTTTCAAGAGCAGAATGGGAAAGAGCTTATATTGTAGGTTTAGATCTTTTAGGATTTAAATATACAAATAGAACAGAACCTTTCCAAGGAGCAAGTGGTGCAACACACCCGGTTCTTGCAGAAGCTGTTACTCAATTTCAAGCGTTGGCTTATAAAGAATTATTACCGGCCGACGGACCTGTCAGAACAATGGTAATGGGTAAATCAGATCCTCAAAAAGAAATGCAAGCTCAAAGAGTTAAAAACTTTATGAACTATCAGATTATGGATCAGATGAAAGAATATGAAGCTGATTTTGATCAGATGTTATTTTATTTACCTCTAGCAGGTTCTACATTTAAAAAAGTTTATTATGACGAATTACTGGGAC